GCTACTGACGCTAACTTTGAACCCATCCACGGTGAATGCGGGTATTGTAAGCAGCCTAAGGCATTCAGGTGTGTCGCCGATGTTTGCCGGATAATACCCCTATCCCATAGTAGCGTATCTGATTTCTGCACGTGCCATTATTTATATTACCTCAAGAAGATATTGGGTATCGAAATACGGCCACCGTTCCTATCCTCAGCATTAAAGGCCGGAGTACTATGGGATGCAGTCAAGCAGAAACATTTGGGAGCAAAGGATATTTTAATTAGCAGTGTACGGAATGCTGATAAAACTAAAATAGTAAAAATGGGGATAATTGATAAATACGAAATTGACGATTACACGGTTGCGAAGGTTAAGGCTATCTATTCCGCCTACAAGTACCTCGAAATCGAAGTTGACCCTGGATATGAATTGCAAGCTAAAATCGACATGACCTATGACATCATCCTGCCGCCAAGCCAATTCGTACCATCGATTACAGTAGGCGATAACCACGCAAAAGAAGTAGTTAATCTCTGGCGTGAAGCTGATAAACAATCTGAAGATGAGAGAAAATGGATATTCCCGCTGAAGATTACCGGGTTCTATGATAGGAAATATAGTAATTATTTTGCGGAGGATAAATTATCTGGTTCACCTTCTTACTATACAGAGGTCTACCCCCTGACCAGCCAAGTTGGAACCTACCTGCTTGCCGATAGTAAGCTAGAGAAGGTCGTGATGGAAGTCGTCCAAATGCCGCAACAGAAGATTCTTAAAGAAACTAAAAAACGGTTGGAAGCGGAAACACCGGAACAACTATATGATAGAGTCTATAATGAGATATTATCCAGACCTTCAAACTATTTCATAGGCTACGCGAAGGAACGCAATAGATATGGAAAAATCTTCCATCGCGGAGAATTTGACTTAGCAGAAATCGAAAGCAGCTATAAGCAGATAATAATCGAACTGTTATCAGCCCGTTGGAGCAATAATTTCTACAAGAACCCAAAGGCTTGCAATAATCAATATGGGCAAATTTGCAGCTATCTACCAATCTGTCGTAACCAAAATATGAGTGAAACTATCTTCACTATTAGGCAGAAGCCATAAGGAGAATTAACATGGAACCAATAATAGCAAAATGGACAAGTTTAGAAAAAGATAGCACGGGTAAATACCGGCCAATGGTAAAATTACCTGATGGAAGGCATATGTCTCAAGCAAGATTAATGATGATGAATTTCTTGCATACGAATAATATTCCCAAAAAATTCCACGTTCATCATAAAAACGAAATTTGCGATGACGATAGACTTGATAATCTTGAGATATTGTCATCTGATTATCATAATTTTATCCACCATCCACGGGATAGTAGCCGGTTTGGTGTTTCGTGCTCTGATGACCCGAAATTATACAGGCATTTGTATTCCAAAGAATATCGGGCTACCCATGTTGATACACGCAAGGATGACCCTGAATGGGTAGAGCGTAGGAATGCTCATACTCGTAAATATGCAGCGAATAAAAAGGCTACAGACCCTAACTGGCCTGAACACAGACGAATTCTTATGAACAATTATTACAATTCACACAAGGACGACCCCGAATTTAGAGAGAAACGGAATACTTACAATCGGATGGCAAGGTTAAAAAAGAAAATGGAGGCAACCAATGAAATTTGAAATCTACAAGCCCGGTCAAGACTTATCGACGGCCACCACGAGGGGGAACTTCATGCTGATATACGGCAAGGCGAAGGTAGGCAAATCCGCCACCTGTATTGCCACCGCTGAAGACCCTATATTCTGGATTGTGGCTGAACGCGGCCAGATTGATTTGACCCTGAAGGCAATCAACCGTGAAGGATTGCGGCTCAAGGTGGGTTATTATGAGGGATGGGATGACCTTATTGAAACGGTTTATGACCTTGATAATTTCAAGGGGTTCAAGACGGTAGTGTTCGATGGTCTCACCCATGTAATGAATATCCACCTTTCTGATGAACTGATTGAAGAAAGTTTCGATGCTCGTGATACCTCCAAGATTGAGAAAGAACTTGCATCCCGTGGCAAAATGACCACCGAAAATTACGGAGTATTGTCAAAGCAGATGGTGCGATTGATGAAGGGGTTTGAACGGCTCACCATAGCAGGCATTGATGTTATCTGTACCGCACGGGATAGCTCAACTCCGAAATGGGACCGGTCATTAGCTTGTGCTCCTGCATTAGCTGGTAAAGAATTTCCACGTGACATTAAAGGCTTTTTCGATTTCGTAGGATTAATTGAAAGTCAATTTGACGAAGATGGTAAGGTTATCTATCCACCGCTTGCTTCATTTGATGATGATGGCAGCTTCCTTTCCGGCTGGACAGGGATTAAGCCTAAAAGTGGAGTGATAGGAATTAAGTTCAACGTCAAGAAGATATTGGATGTCGCTCATGGGGTTAAGGGGTAATGCCGCCGCAGGGGATAGTGCATAGGAAATTCCACGTGGCGCAGATGTTTAGGGAATCTAATGGTGTAATTAGCAAGAAAGGGGAATGAAAATGGAAATAAAGACAAAATATGGCCCATTTGAATTAGATGGGGACAGATTGTTGGATGCCGTAGAAAGAGAATTATCACGCGCTCTTGTTCCTGTAGTAGAAGAAGCGGTAAAAATACAAACAGATGAACTGGTAATATGTTTTTATAAGGGACATGAACCTCAGATTCATATTTCATGGTCAGATGAAGAATGGAAGGATGTGCCTTTATTTGATATTATTAAAGAAGAAGTAGATGGTGACAACGATTATCCACAAGAAGATGAGGAATGGAAAAAGACTTCTTTGCAATTAAGAAAAATGGCTGATTATATTGACAAGAAGTTGAGCCGTAAATTTAAGAAAGTGAAAGGAGCGTGATGCCAACCAACCTAACCATCATCAATTTATCGAAAGGAGGTAATATGTGGCACAGGACAAGGTAACGACAGTTGAGGATGCGAATTTGGTAGCCTACTTGGTAACTAAGGGGTTTGTGGCAATACCCTATATGAAAGAAACCAAGGATAGCGACCAACGGCGGGTGATCTGGGATGTCCAAGGCGATATCGAAAAGGCAAGACAGGAATTTTATGGGAATGCTGGTGGTATCCGGGACTTTGTCAGGTCACTCAAGGAAGTTAGACAGGACATGCACTCGATGAAAGGCATGATAACCACTTACAAGGAGGATTAAAAAAGTATGAGAGCAACAGCAAATGAACGTGGAACATGGGAAACTGGGTTTAGGAGACCCGATGAGGGCTGGCATATCGGCAAGTTCTTGGAGGGCATTGATTACCTGAAGACCAAGGATAAATCAAGTGGTGAGGAAGTAATATCCGCCAACAAGCAGGGAGACAAGAACTGGAAGTTCCCTATGGTGATTGAGGACGAGGATGACGAGAATAATGAAGTGAAGCATGACATCATCGTGGCCGAGAACAAACGTGGCGAGCAGATGGTGGCGGATATCCTAGGCTGTACGGGATTGTTCGAGAAGTTCACCAAAAAATTTAAGGGTGATGAATCAGTGTTCAATGATGAGGTAATCAAACTTATCAAGACCCAGCTTCCGAACCAATTCTGGCGGTTCAAGGTGAAGAATGTCGAAAACAAGAAAGACCCGGATAATCCTTATATCAATATTGTCGGGTTCGGCAAGGTGAGTGATAGCATTGCCAGCTTGGATGCGGCATTGTTCCCGGACAAGAAGGGTAAGGCAGCGGGTAAGGCAGCAGGTAAGGCAGCGGATAAACCGGAAGTGGATGAGGCCGATCCGTTCGCGTAAGTAAGGTAACATGAATATGGATAGGTGGCGGAAGTGTATAGACGCAATCTCAGACCGATGGAGATACATAAAGGTAAGTCGCCAAAAGTCGAAAAGCTCCGTGTGAGTATCAAATCTCACTCTATCCATTTTTATTAACACTTTCCCACTTGGTAGCAGCGACGCAGCTTGAGGGGTTACTAAAGCAGGGATAACGGAACCCGAACCTGCGCTATTGAGTGGGGATTAACCAGTAGGAATTGAAAGGGGAATGTGGAAAATGAGAGGCACGGTAGCAAAACGAATCAGGAAGCAAGTGGTCGCCAACAATCCAGGTGGTAAATCAACAAAGCGTCATGCTGTTGCTGGAGGGAAAGTGGGGACTGTCGTTATGGTTCATTATTCTATCCGTCAACAATATCAAGACGCTAAACGCAACTATATGAAAGGAGAACGATAACATGGAAAATACAGAGCTAGTCAAGTTGACACGCAGATTGCTTGACTTGAAACGGGAGAAGAAAGATGCAAATAAGGATTGGAATGAATCAATTAAAGAAACTGAGGCCGAAATCAAGAAGTTGGTCAAAGAAAAGGGGGAATGATTATGTTCTCAGTAAACCAGAAAAGGTTAATATCGGATGCAGTTCAAAAGGTACTCCGTGATACCAACCATCCCGAATTGCCAAAGGGGGAGATTATCTTCTTGCTTCATGTGGATGGTGCTGAATCATGGTCATGGGCGGATATACGCAACAATGGGGCGGTGAGTAGCCCCGGCGTGAATCCTTGGAATGAAATGCAAGATAAAAAGGAAAAGGGGGAATAATTATGCAGGAACACCTTAAATTGCTTGGATTTAAAGTACGCGACATTGTTTCGGGCATGGAAGGGGTTGTTACGTCAATATCATTTGACCTATATGGCTGTGTTCAGGCCGTGGTGAATGCTGGATTGGACAAAGATGGGCAACCTGTTGATGGCCGATGGTTTGATACGAAACGGTTAATCCCTATCAGCAAAAAACCTGTTATGATTGTCCCCACTTTTCAAGTTATACCAGGTGGTCAATGTTTACCTAAATATCCAAGTCAACCAAGAATGTGAAAGGGGGAATGATGGGGCTGAAAACCGTAGGCACTCTAACGTGGGAGGCGTGCAAATCCTGTAAGCATGAGGGTAGAAAATGTATTCCCGCACTCTACAAGGAAAATAATAGCGATAATGTTGGATGTGCCGATTACCTATCAAATGACGAAAGTGAGGAATGATATATGGCCGTAAGAGATTTAGCATTAAGCAGAGGGGCATCGACACTAATCTTCGACCCCTTATTAATCCAGGAACACCCCAACGATAACACCAGGGACATGTCCTCGGAATCCACCATCACCCATATCCGGGAAATGGCTAATAGCATCAAAGACAATGGCAACGAGAGTTTCCCGCCTATCACCATTTACCAGGAAGGCGAGAATATCTACGTCATGGCCGGTTGGTGCAGGCGTAGAGCACACATATTAGCGATGGAAGAAGGTGCTCCGGTCAAGGGGATATTGTGCCTGAATGTACTCCGCAAGAAACCGGAGGATTTAGCGTTATCTATCCTATCATCCAATGACGGCCTCCCGCTCACCGCTATCGAAAAATCCAAGGCAGTCAAACGCCTCCAATCATTCATGTGGACACCGCAGGAGATAGCCAAACGTACCGGGTGGTCACACTTAGTACCGTGAATAACCTGATCGCCTTACATGATGCCCCTGAGTCGATAATTGACATGGTTAAGGATGGGGGCGTGAGTGCGACTTTGGCGATTAAGGTGGTGGCTGAGAATGGTGATGGGGCTGAAGGGGTATTGAAGGACGCCGTAGCCAATGCTAAAAAATCAGGCAAATCAAAAGCTACCCAAAAGGATGTGAACAAGAAACCGGCCAAGTTTAATTGGGATAAATGGGGCCTTCAGTGTTACCAATTGTTATCCAAGATTTACGAGCTGCCGGTGACTAAGCGGAAAGATCACCTGGATAACCTGATTGCTGAGGCGGGCAGGTTAGTGGAAGCCATAGAGGATAAAATGAATGAATGATATTAATCTCGCGGCCTATGCCTGTCAATCATGTCTCATCAATCATACCTATCAACTCCGGCATCATCGTAGTGGTCCATGTCCATTGTGTGGCAAGGAATTGATACCAGCAGGCAAGGAAGATCAGGTGAGGGCTAAATATCAACCAACAATGGCGTGGATGAATAATGAAATGGAAAAGGAGATTTAATCATGGGAAGAGAAGTGAGAATGGTCCCGGCAAATTGGCAGCATCCAAAAGATTCAAAAGGTAGATACATCCCTTTGTTTGATGGTTTTAATAAGGCAATCGAAGTGTGGGATATCGAAAATCAGAAGTGGGAAGAAGGGTTTGTTTCAGATTTCAATGGTGGTTGGGAGGTTAAACCGGAACGATATGATTATGGCTATTCTGAATATGCCGGTGATCGTCCAAAGCAAGAAGATTACATGCCTGATTTCCCTATTGCTGAACGCACTCATTACATGATGTACGAAGATACCAGCGAGGGGACACCATTATCGCCACCATGTGAAACTCCAGAAATATTAGCATCGTGGTTGGCGAATAATAATGCAAGTGCATTCGGCAAGGATACCGCTTCTTATGACCAATGGCTTGCAATGATAAAGTCCAAATGGTCGGTAGGTGCGGTATTTACACCTGAAACTGGATTAATCAGCGGAGTGGAAGCAATAACATTGTTAAGAAAGGAATAACATGGAAACTTTGAAGATCAGTGCGAAAAACCTTGGATACACCGCCTTAGCCGACTTCTGCCCACGGTGTTATTGGATTAGAAAGGAGATATAATCATGCTTGAAAAAACCATAGGAATAGGTATCAATCAATTTATCAAATGGCAGGCAGAAAATCCAAACACCTGCGTAGATATTAAAATAGAAAAGGGTAAAGTATCCATCTGGGTTTACGACTATTCGCTCATGCACGGGATGTTTGTCAATTCGGTGGATGAGATCGATATTCTCGCTGACCAGAAAAAGGAAGATGTTAAAATTCTCGAATCAATCAAACGGCGGCATGGTGGTATTTACGATGATGTGGTTATCCCTGTTGCGCCGGGGGTTGATATAAACTTAGGAAATGGAGTGGTTGGGGGCGGCAATGGCTAAATCATTTGACCAAATGGAACGTGAATGGGAGAGGCTACAGGACAATCTACCCGGTGGCCCCGGCGATGATAGTGATTACGAAGAAGATGACCCCGACCACATTTCACAGGCTAAACTTGAACGTAAGATAGAAGCTGCTGATAATCGCCGCAAGGAGAAGCAAGAAGATGAACTTCTCCGGTCAATGGATAGGTCTAAACAAGGTGTGAGCAGGAAGGGATATGACCAAAGGTTAGATGGCCCGTGGAATTATGAAGGGCATGGCAGCAAATATTAAAAGGAGGCATTATCATGGAACTATCTCAAATGTCCGACACCGCCATCCTCAACGCACTATTCGATATAGCGGCTGTAGAGGCTAATGGGGATGGGGAATATGGGGAGGAGTTAACATTGCAGGATGAGCAGGAGTATCAAAGGTTGGATTGGGAATTGAGTAAGAGGGTGTGTAAGAATGTCGAACATTAATTTGTGGAATGAAGATTGTCTATCTGCAATGAGAAGGATGGAAGATAGCCAATTCCAATTAGCTATAGTTGACCCGCCCTATGGTGAATCTTGTAATATTTCATCAGGTGGAGGTAGCCATACAAAATCACTTGTTAAGTTTCACCAAGCATATAAAGAAATGGGAAAGAGTTGGAATCAAGTCCCAGGTGATGAGTATTTTAAGGAATTGTTCCGAGTTTCCGTTAATCAAATTGTCTGGGGTGGTAATTATTTCAATCTTCCACCTTGCCGTTGCTTTGTAGCATGGGATAAAATTAGAACAGTGACTAATTTCTCACAGGTAGAATTTGCATGGACTTCTTTCCAATCACCTGCGCTTATATTCCGTTATTGCAATAATGCAGGGTTTATTCTTAGCAAGGAAGAACGTCTTCGCATTTCACCATCACAAAAACCTGTGCAACTTTACAAGTGGCTCCTTAAGAATTACGCAAAACCGGGAGATCGTATTCTTGATACGCATTGTGGCAGCGGTTCAATCTTATTGGCCTGCGACATCATGGGCTACGACATCGACGCCTATGAGATAGATTTAGAATACTACACCGCAGCTAAGGCACGGTTAATCCGACATCAATCTCAAGGCACTTTATTCACAGCAGATGGAAGGGATATTGCATAATGGGCACAATATCAGCAGAAATTAGAATCCGGCAAATGTTCAACGAACCACCTTCGCAGGTCATCCGTGGGTTTGCGGCAATGAGAATGTCGAAACGCCTAGCCGCTGGCGCGATGGGGATAACCACACAAACCCTAATTAGATTATGCAGGCGGTGGGGGATCGAGTTCGTGCCACAATCTGAAATGCTAGATCAATGTAAGCCCAAAGGCAAGGGTTGTCCGAAGGGGCTAAAGGGACTAAACGGAAGGAAGAAGCGCAAATGAAAAAGGACTATGCGATAGAAACAACAAATCGTTATTGTGCCGCCGACATTACCGAAATGTTTGAGTGTAAGAATTATAAGCCCGGCATACCGCCGAAATGGTGCAGGCATTTGATACGTTACTCACAAGAATGCAAGGCACTAAGAAAGGATGCAAAATGATACGACAATCAATCCCACTAGACATGGTAAAGAAGGCTGCGACCTTTGCACAGAACCATTATATCAAGGAGGGCGATATGTCTCTGGATGATGAAAAGATATACTTCTATAGCCCGTCAGGTGTGTTATTGGCCTGGGTGCGGAGAGATGCCAAGAACGGGAGGCGTCCAGGAAGTTATTGTGTGTTGGGTGAAAGGGAGAATAAATGAACGGAAGGATTGTTAAATTGGGTATCTGTGTGAAATGCGGCGGTGATGTCATGGTAGATTTTGTCCACGGGTCGCCTACGTTGGGGACTATACTTTTACAAAATTGTACCAAAGGTGGGGATTGCGAGGTAGATATACTCAAAACCCTATTGGCTAAGAGAAATCGGTTCGCGGATTAAGGAGGTGTTAAATTGGATAAAGAAAATCGTGGTTTTTGCCATGTATGTTGGGAACATATATATAACAGTGATGGTTCTGATGATACACATGAATGTGATATATGTGGTCGTGAAGGGTTTTGTGAATATTGTTCTAAACCAGAAAATCATGATTGCATAGAAGAATAAATTCGCGAATTAATGGTTACAATTTTGGTTGAGGTTGAGAAATGATAAAAGAATTAAAGTTGTTATTTGCTGAATGGCTTTTGTATATTGCATTAAGAGTTATGCCAGAATCAAAAGAAAGAATAGAATTGGCGTTATTTATTATTAATTATGCAACAAATCGGAGGTTGTTTAGGAAATGAAAGCCACTCCCCGTACCGCAGCGTCAATAGCTAGAAGCATAGCCGATTTCAAGTTGAAGGCACCAGTGTTCCCCGAAGGCATGACGATTATAATTGATTCGCGTGAGCAACAAAGTCCACTATTCGGTCGGTATCCAAAGGGGATGACGGTATCTTGCCAAACACTTTCAATTGGTGATTATTCTTTGGCTGGTTTTACTGACCGGATAGCCGTCGAAAGAAAACAAATATCCGACTTGGTGCCATATTGTAGTTCAGATCATCTTGCTACAAAACGTAAGATGGAAAAACTCGAAAAGTTAGAATGGGCTGGCTTGATAATTGAGGCGCGGGAAAGTGAAGTGTATTCACCCTACCGGTTCTCGCAAGTATCGCCAGAGTCAATTAGACAGGCATTGGCCTCGTTTTCTATCAAGCACAAAGTCCACATATACATTGGTGATCGTGAGCATTGTGGTCGGTGGATGGTTGATCGTTTTATTCGATACTGGAAATGGAAACATCAATTATAATTTCTCTTGACATAATCATCCAATTTTACTATTATCAAACTGCGGAGATTAAAAAATGACAAGCTGTATCGTACTATCACAATTATTCAAATTTTATAGCAGACGCAAAGACTCCCTTTTAGGAAAGAAGAGCTTGTCACTTTTCTCCGCACCTAACTGGGAGTTTTTTGCGTTCTGCGTAAGGATATAACGATGCTTATACAAGGTAATTCTGTTCACACTCCACGTAAGGAATTAGAAATTGGTGGAATTGCATGGATGAGATTAACGCAATTCAAAAGTGAGTATTTCAAATATCAAGAAGTTGTTTGTGCTGATGTGTTTTGCGGGACTGGCAGGAATGATGTGCAAGGAGAAATTGTCGATGGTTCTCCACTTCGCATAATGAATGCTTATCGCCGGTCATGCAATAATAACGTCAATTTCAAGTTTTGGTTTTCTGATATACTCCCCGAAGCGTGTGCCACTCTAAGGACATTGATACCACCACAATCAAATCTTAGTATCAAGACAATGGCAGCGGCAGATGCTTTGAATGCTCTGGGGAACTATCTTCATAAACATCCATTCACTTTATTGTTTCTTGTCTTAGACCCCAATGGGCCAAAGGATTTCCCACGTCAAGAGGCCATCCATCTACTCAACCAATATTCACCACGTATTGATATTATTCCATATATCAGTGCTACAACCATCAACAGGTGCATTGGTGCAAGAGATAAAGGTGGAATCACATTTAAGGGATGGTTGGGTAGCATTGAGAATTTTGATGAAGGGTTCGTTTCAATGTTAGTAAAGCATGGCCGCATGGGATGGATTAGAGAACCAATCCAAGGTGATAAACAGCATTGGACAATACTCCCTACCTATGGACATTTCTTTCCTAAAAGTGATTGGAGTAAGCAGGGATTAGTTGATGTTATTTCTGATAGAGGCCGGAAAGCAATCGAATTCTACAACGGTAATATGGGAGGCTATAATGAAGGAATATGAAGATGCGTTTATTGTAGACCATGATTTAGAAATCCATCCTTGTGCTTTGATTATGCCGCCTATGGATGATGATACTTATGAAAAATTCAAAGTTGATATATCCGGCCACGGGTTGATCCATCCTATTGTTCTATATCAAGGAAAAGTATTGGATGGCAGGAACCGTTATAACGCCTGTAAGGAATTGGATATAGAAATTTGGGCAAGGGAATGGGAAGGCGGTTCTGACCCTGTTACTTATGTGGTGAGCAATAATATCCATAGGCGGCATTTGTCTATTAACCAGAGAGCTATTGCAGGTGCTAAGGCAATAAGTTATTGGGCTGATGAGGCTAAGGAAAGGCAAAGAGATAGCGGCAAGGAACATGCTGATAATTTGGTCAATCAGGAATCTCGGATTAAGGCACCGGTGCCACAAGCCGATAAAGAAAACAATATTCAATCTCGTGATCTTGCTGGTAAGCAATTCGATGTTTCGGGCCGGTCGGTATCCTCTGCAAAATTCATCCTTGAACATGGCACTGAAGAAGAAATAGAAAATGTAGAAACCAACAAAGCCGCACTCCGACCGACAGAAGAAAAAATCAGAGAGCGAATTAAAGAAGTTCCAGAAAAGATTACACCTGAACCTACTACCAAATCACCATCCAAATTCAACGAAACCAATGATTCAATAAAATGGGCGAGGTGGTCTTGGAACCCAGTTACAGGCTGTAAGCATGGATGTAAGTATTGCTACGCTCGTGATATTGGCAACCGCTTCCACGGTGGCTTTGAACCAGAATTTTATGAAGATCGCTTATCGGCTCCGCAGAATACCAAGTTGCCATACAATGCCGAAAGTCCTAATCGCAACGTATTTGTGTGTTCTATGGCTGACTTGTTTGGTGATTGGGTTGACCAAGAATGGATAGATAAGATCATGGCGACGGTGAGCAATGCTCCTGATTGGAATTTCATCTTCCTTACCAAGAATCCCAAACGGCTTGTAGATATTTCATGGCCGGATAACGCATGGGTGGGTACGACAGTTGATAGCCAAAGCAGAGTTAATGATGCGGTAAAAGCATTCAAAAAAATAAAGGCAAAGGTGAAGTTCCTATCATGCGAACCATTAACTGAACACATAGAATTCCCCGATGGAACACTCAGGTTATTTGATTGGGTGATTATCGGTGGGCAGAGTGCATCAAGTGGCGCACCGGCATTCCAACCTGAATGGGAATGGGTTGAAGAATTACATTTTGCAGCAAGGAAAGAAGGATGCAAGATTTATTGGAAACCAAATTTGACTATACATCCAGAAGAATATCCGAATTAATATAGAAAGGAACCCCATGAAATTCCACCCTACCACCCCCGGCAATCCGCAGCGGGAGAAGACTAAATTTATAGTAACCATCGAGAATGATGAGTTCACCACAAGTGCCTATACTCCCGAATCTGCCTTGTCTAATGCAGCGTATAGATTTGCTGACGAAAACGACGAGGATGTGGCACTTATCAAATGGAAAATCAAGCATGAGCAATTGTACTCGAATGTGGAGGAGGTGTAATTATGACTAAAATCATTATTGAATGGTGTGATGCCTGTAAGTCATGGTTCGTAAGATGTCCCCGCTGTGGAAACAATACGTGCAATGGGGGAAGTGGCGAAGATGGAAAGTGCCCCTTATGTATTAAGGTTTATGAATTTGAAGATAAACTTGAAGAAAGTAATTTATCGCTGTTGATAGGTGAATTACTTGGTAAAACCCCGGAAGATGAGGATACCCCAGAAGATGAAAAGGAGGATGAATAATGAAAGTAGAAGGGTATAAGGTTATAAGAATCAACATCGAATTAACAGAAAAGGAAGCTAAATGGCTAAAGGATTATTTACAGAACTGGCCTTATCCCGATCAGGAAGAAGTAAACCCAGAATATCGTGAGAACCTATTCAATGCAATTAGAAGTCAAGGTATAGTATGAACCTACGCCGCGCTGAACCCCACGAACCCACCTGCGATGATTGCGATAGCTAAGAAGGTAGGCATTATTGCCTGCTGCATGGGATTCAAGTTAAGAATATGGATTTGATGAGATGTGATGAATTATCAATTAATAACAAGGAGGTTACAATGTCGTCAGTTGGAGAAGAATTCCCGAAAGAACAAGCGAGAGTGAGAGAATTATTAAATGAGTACAAAAGTATTCCAACAGGAGCATTTGGGGCAATGATGATTGAACAAGCGCTTTCACGGGCAGAGAAGGCCGCTATTAGCGGGGATATTGTGGCGATTCTGAAATCATATAAAGAATTAAAAGAATGCCAATAATGAGATGTGGGGACTTTGAATTGAAGGAGGATGACCATAAATGAGACATATTTATATTGCGCTGATGTGTGCCGCTTGCTATGCCATTCCGTATTCGATTGGATATAGGTTCCCCGGATGGTGGACACCATTATTGATGTTCTGGGGCGGCATGGCCTACAAAGCATATTTACACTATGACGAGAGGGTAAATAAATGAAACAATGTAACAATCCCGGATGTATCAGCTACGCGGTTAATATCGAACGTGATATTCCAGAAAACCATTGCCTGTGTGATGTTTGCCATTGGACTAAACGGTATATGGATACCAACCAACACCTCGGCAACCTGCTCGCTATCATCCATCGTGATGGTGGACATTATATAGGCAAGCACGGGATAGATAAGGCCGTGAAGGATGCACAGAAGATATTAGGTAGGTTGATGAGCATGGAGGATGACCATAAATGAGACAACAGGAAACCCCCAAGCAAAAGGATAAGTGGCGTCATCGTATATCTATTGAATTTGGTGTTCCGGCAAAAATACTTATCCAGTCATTCGCTGATTCCGGTTATTCTAAAAGGCTATGCGCCGGAGCGATTGGGATAGGTACTCAAGCTCTACTCCGATATTGTCGGGAGAATGATATCAAGTTTCCTGATCGGATTAATTTACGCGATGAATGTAAACCTAAGCCAGGGAAAAGGGGGTATAGTAATAATCCACACGGTCGAGCGGGCAAGCCAAAATAAGGGGGATTCAACCGATGGATAAAGAAAAATTATGTACAAAATGTAAGGAAATTAAGTCTATTAGCGAATATGGGAAACATAAATTGGGAAAAGATGGACTTAGAAGCACTTGCAAAAAATGCCATAACGAGGAAGGTAAATTATGGCGACATTCTTCTGGCAAAGATAAATTGGCAAAAAACAAAAAAGCATGGGGCATAAAAAACCAAGCAAGGATACGTGAAACATCAAAACAATGGAAAGAAAAAAATAAAGAAAAGGTTAGAGATCAAAATAGAGAATATATGAGGCGTAGAAGATTAAAGTATCCAGATAAAGTAAGAGTTATGGAAAAAATACAATCTTCAAAAAGGATAAAAACAGAAAAGACGAAAGGTAGAACAAGAGTAAATAATGCTATACAACAAAAAATAATCGTTAGACCCTTCGTTTGTTCTCAATGTGGTGGAATAAAAAGAATAACTGCACATCACGTAGACTACTCACGGCCATTGGATGTTATGTGGCTATGTTATGAATGTCATGGATTAGAACATAGAAAGGTTTAATTATTTAGCTCGCCCGTGGGGAAGGAACGGTAAACCAATCGAAATCAAGCCAACCAAGCCGAAGGAGAATGGGTATCTGTATAAGTCGGTGGGAGGGGTGAATGATCCAACTGTTTAATCAGGATTGCTTATTAGCGATGGCCGGAATGAAAGATAAACAATATCAGTTAGCCATTGTCGATCCTCCTTATGGGATTAACATAGTTGAGGCAATTAGGAAAAGCACGGTAGTAGGCACTTCCAGCATGTTCAAGATGACAAAAGGCAGAGATGGAAGTGATTTTGATGGGCAGATACCAGATGAATCTTATTTTGTTGAATTAAAAAGAGTTTCGGTTAATCAGATCATCTGGGGTGGTAATTATTTCCTTGATTATCTCGGCAGAACAAATGGATTCGCTATATGGGATAAGATGAATGGAACAAATCCAATGGCAGACGCAGAGTTAGCATGGACTTCTTTTGATAAGTGTACAAAAATGTTCAGAATGCACCACTTCAGCAAAGGATATGACGCAAAGATACATCCCACACAAAAACCCACTCGCCTTTATGAATGGTTATTGAATAACTATGCGAATAAAGGTGACAAGATTTTGGACACGCATTGTGGCTCCGGCAGCATTCTTATTGCCTGCGACATCATGGGTTATTCAATCGACGCTTATGAAATCGACAAGGACTATTACGAAGCGGCCAAGGCAAGATTAGAACGCCACCAGAAGCAAGGTAAACTGTTCGGGTAAAAGTTACAGTTCCCGTTGAGATGAGTAAAAGCAGGCAGGCAGCTTGTGGCGGGGGGGATTCCAATCAGACATAATAATTTTGGCAAAAGGTAATTAAACAAAAGTTAAACCAATAATCGTGGAGGTAGGGAAAATGATTTGCATTCATCACAATGATTTAGATGGGAGATGCTCTGCGGCAATTGTAAGGAAGTATTTTAAGGAAAATGTCACTTTTATTGAAACGGATTACAAAGACCCTGCTCCCTTGGGGAAACTTGCCGGGGAAGATATTGTTATTGTCGATTTCAGCTACAAACCATCTGACATGCTGAACATTATTGAATTGGCAAATTCTGTCGTCTGGATTGACCATCATGCCACGGCAAAGGATTACCCTTATCAATATTTGACCGGATTGAGAAACTTTGAAGATAAAAAGTTTTCCGGGTGCGAGCTTACTTGGATGTATTACTTTCCGATGGATGCAATGCCGATAAGCGTGCAGTTGCTTGGTGATTACGACAAGTGGGCATTAAAGATGGAAGATTCAAAGGTGTTTTACGAAGGTATGAAAATAGAAAAGAATGGCCCTACTGAATACCTTTGGATTGAGCTTCTTGACACGAAATATTACAAGACCTGCAAAGACATCATCGAAAAAGGAAAGACGGCGACAAAATACCGTGACAATTATTGTGCTGGCCTATGTAAATCCTTTGGATATGAAACAGAAATAGACGGGAATAAAGCCTATGTTTGCAATATGTTTATGTTTGGGTCGGGAGGGTTTGGTAAAAAGTTTCATGAGTATCCATTTTGTATTGCATATATTCATGACGGCAAGCAATTCTCGGTGTCGCTTTACTCCGAAACGGTTGATGTTGGACAGATAGCAAAAAATCATGGTGGCGGCGGGCACAAGGGGGCAGCGGGCTTTGTTTGCGATAAACTACCGTGGGTGAAGACGGGTTAATCATCGAAACGAAGGGAGTAGAGAAATGAGTGAAAAAATGACATCAATCACACTACCCGGCACACAGGGCTTCATGGATTGGGGATTTAAATCCCGTGCCGAAATGATAGCCACCTACCGGAAAATAGCAGAACACAAAAAAGCCGAAGCTGAATTGGTGATAGCCGCTGCCGATGGGGATTTTATTGTTGAGCAAGGTTACGGGATGCATAGAAGAAGGAATGTGGTGAGGATTTGAAGGGTAGGGATTCCAGCTTGGCATAACAAGTATTCCAAAGATTCATAGGAGAAATCGAAAATAATTGTTGACATCTTAAACTAACAGTGCTAACATCCGTAACTAACAGAAAAGGAGAAACCAGTGGATAAAAACATACGCAATTTTCCAGAAACACTTAACACTAAATTGAGGATCGAGGCGATTAAAAAGAAGCTGACGGTCAAGGAACTTATCATCAATATCCTTGCCAAATACTTTGACATGAAATCGTAACCTTCCAACATGGAATTGAAAATGAAACTGGGTAGTACACTAAATCTCGAACAAATTATTCCATAAGGAGGATGTACGAATATGAAGAAAGGAAGTGAGTTAGAGAAAGTTATAAAGGCTGCAATGGCCGCTGGGGTGCTGGATATTCATAAGGTTCTAAAAGACATACGGAAGGAGGCAGATTCCGGTGAACCAGCAAAAGTAATTACAATGGACATACCAACAAGCGATTTAGACAATATGCGTGAATTATTGAATGGCGATATGTTTAGATCGGAAAACGAATTACTATCAGCAACCTCGTACCTTGGCATGATACTAATTAAATTCGCCTTAGACCATCCTGATGATTTTAATTTAGACCTATTCTTTTCTGAAACGGATGAAGACATGGAAAAGGAGGGATGGTAATCATGAAAGCGAAACCTAATGAATCTGGTGAATTTGGTAAAGAGGTTGAGGAATTATTCGCTTCCCCTGCTGCGGAAAAGGAAAGTAAAAAACCAAAGTTTTATGATTCGGATGTAATCAATTATGATTTATTGGCAAGCCGATTGCCTATGCTTAGACAAATGAGGGGAAGTAAAAAGAAACTTCAATCGCATGTGTTTAGTGAGGTGGATGATATTTTTGAAAGCATATTTGAAAAAAACAAATCGACATTTATTACTAAGGGGCATGTGGTTCAGCATCTAATTTATATTGCCGCCAGGATAGGTGAACAAATTTATTTAGTACGGAAGAATTTCCCTCGTGATGAAATGTCTATACTCTTGGAACGGTCAGAACCAATGTTCAAATTTTTGGATAAACTTGACATAGCAATGGAGAAAGCAAAATTTTTCTTTGAGAAAAAGTGTTTAAATATTCTCTCCCAAGATGGGTTCGACAAACAAATAGAGTACATTTTGGGCACTTTTACTAACAAAAAACAGCGCATAATTGCTGCCGAACAAATTAATGACTTTCTCCAAAACGATGAGGAAGCGAGGGTAAAAGCAAGGTTGAGGAAAAGACGAGAAAGGGAAGAAAGTGATAATGTCGTTAAATTACCAATGTATAAGTGAATTTGGATATGCGATATTTGGATATGCGATAAGTGGATACGCTGTCACATATAGCAAAACTGGATACGAGATAAC